AGATGATAAACTATTAAATTTTACCCAAATACCTAATGTTAAATCAGTAGATATATTTAAAGAAGAATTATTTCCACAATCTATTTGATCGTCCGCTCCATCAAACACTATACTTCCTTGATTACCATCATTAAACGATGGACCATTGGTTAGTGTACCTGTGTTACTATTACCGCTTAAATCGGTCCATGTAGTACCTGATCTAGGATAACTTTTATTATTAGCAGCATCAAGTGATAATACCAATCCATTTGTAATTATTTTCGGTGAATATTTTGTAGCCATAAACTATAATTTTGTTATTTTAACTTTTAAATAACCATTTCATTTATTACCAATTTCTACAACTCCAATATCCGGCAGTGGTTCTATCTTTCTTTTGATCACATTTGTGTCTTGCTCTAAAACTTTTCCGTCTAGATTTACTGCTTACTCGTATTCGCATGTTAGGATCACCAAATGTAACTTTCTTTATTTTTCCTGCTTTTGATCTAACATATACAGCAAATTTCTTTGGTCCTCCTGGAGTTCTAAATGGTCTACTAAGATGTACAGTTCTACCTCTGTGTTTTGCTTCATTTAGACATTCATCCTCTTCCAATTCAATTGGCGCATCTAAAAATACTTCTCGACCATCATAAATAGATTTTATACCAAGATCACTTTCTACAATATCCAAATCATCATCATTTAATTCAATTGCGTCATCATTATACAAACCACGAACTTCATTAACCAATTTAAAATATGATTCACTGTAAATTCTAAAAACATTTTGTTCCAATGTTAATCTATTATCCAAATGATACTTCAATCTATCACTAATACCAACTTCTTTAACCAACTTCATTGGTTCACTCTTTTCAACAATAGCATCCACAATGTCACTCAAATATATCATACTATATAAATAGAATTTAAAAATAAAAAACCCCGGCATTTCTGCCGGGGTCATTGTTTAATCTATCTTAGTATTGATTAGATTTGATCTAAGTCGGAAACATATATCTTGCCGTAGACTTCTGGGCGAACAACCTTCTTAGCATAACGAGTCAATACGCCACGACGTGGTGTGAAGTTGACTGGATCGTATACCAATGGAGTTTGTACGAGTGGGATGTATGGAGCATATACTGCGCCTGTTTCGAGGAAGTTATTTCCACGGAAGCCCATCAAGATGGTGTTTTCTTGCATGTATGGGTTCTTGTAGACTTGGAAGCGACTTGCGAAGCTACCAACACGACTTACACCCATTGCGAACTTAGCACTATCACCGTCAGTGTTTACAACATATCCTGGGATTGATTCCAAGATGGTTGCTACGTCTGGTCCTACGACCAAGAAGTTTGCACCACCACGAAGAGTCAATTGGTGAATCTTGTTAGATACCTTTTGGATCTTGTTACCAAGTGTTGAGAACCAAGTGCTCTTTACGTAAGCTGTACGATTGGTTGCATCGTTATTTACAGTAAAGGTTGGTAGACCGTTAGCATCGTTAGCACCCTTGATGATGTCCTTACCGATTACTGCAGACCATCCTTCAGTTGTCAATGCTGGAGCAGCATTAATCAACATGTCCATGATTTCAAGATCAATTTCCATTGATACATATTCACTCAATAGAGCAGTCAATTCTGCTTCTGCATCAATGCTGTGGTAAGCATTCAAGTCTTGAGCCAATTCTGGTGTCCAGACTGCCTTTAACTTACGAGTCTTAGCAACGATTGGTTCGCTCTTAAGTTCCAAGTTAACTTCTGGAATGTTGATATCAGTAGACAAACCAGATGTACCTGCGCCTGCAGAAGTACCTCTATCTTCGAAGTCACCACGGGTAGCATCAGTAGGTTGTTTTGTGAATGTCAATGTTGCATTTGCACCTTGTACAGGTGCTTGTGAACCAGTAACAATGAATTGAATTTTATATGTTGGGGAAGCCAATGTACCGGTATTGTATACCTTTGTCATTTCATTGATTTGAAGTGTTGGATCGATTGCTGAACCACTCAAAGCAAAGCTTCTTACTGCGTTCAAGTCGATGGTTGCTGCATTTGCACCAACGTCTACTGTTAGTTTTCTATAAGAACCAGTAGCAACATAGGTTGAATTCAAATCAACATCACTGAAACTTACTGATCCGGTTGTTGCTGCAAATACAGAAGATGTGTAGTTTTCGGTATAAGCATAACGACCTACACCGTATAGACCGTTTGCTGCAGTATCGGTAGAACCAAGTTTTAGTCCTGTGCCACCGAATAGTGATTGACCGTTATAACCGTTTTGGCCTGGAAGACCATTACGGGTAGTACCATACTTGAAGTCTAGATAGAAGATTAGACCAGATGGTAGATTCATTGGTTGTACTGAAACGAATTCCTTAGCGGAGATTTCAGCGAATACACGACGAACGAGTGGGAGAGCTACGCCTGCCCATTGTTCACTGTTAGCAGAAGTACCTGTTGCGGTAGCTTCGTTTAACAATTGTTGTGCTTGATTTTCAAGCAAGATGGACATGTGTGCTTTATCAACACCGTTTAGTCCTTCAAGAAGACCAGTCTTGTCCCATTTGCTTTGTAATCCACGGGTTTCAGTCATTAACTTAGCCTGTGGATTCATATTGTTTGTCAATAATGATTTAATATCACTCATATTTTGAATTTATTTTATAGTTAGTTTTTACTCACCTTACTTTTACTTCTTAATTCCGGCGAGTTTTTGGAATCTTAAAGCCATCACGTTGCTGTTTTCTACAATCAATTCCTTTTTAGGAGCTGTTGATGCAACTGGTTTACTTGCCAAACCTTCGGTGATTGTTTTCGCAGTTGTATTAGTTTTCTTGACAACTGATCCACCTAAACTATATGATTCGGACAAAATTGTATAACTCAACTTGACTTCACGGATGGACTTAGCCAAGTCGAACGTTTCCACAACCTTAAGTTTTTGCTTTTGGTCGAGGTTAAAGCTGTTAAATAGTTTATTTGTATATAGCAATTTAGCATTCAACAAATTAACTTCGTTTAGTTGATCACGTAGATATTGAACAGTAGACATAGCTTCGTTCAATTCAGATTGAAGAGATTCAGCAACCTCTGCATCTTCAATCTTTTCGTCAACTGGTTCTTCGTCTTCGTCTTCGTCTTCTTCTTCACCTTCAGTGATTTCTTCACCGGCGAATTCATCATCATTCAAGGAATCAAGAAGTTCTTGTAAATCAACCATTTCATCTCCGTCATCTCCTTCAGCAACTGGAGCTTGAGCCATTGGGTCAACTGGAGCAGGTGCTTGAGCCATTGGATCAACTGGAGCAGGTGCTACTGGAGCAGGTGCTACTGGAGCAGGTGCTTGAGCCATTGGGTCAACTGGAGCAGGTACTGGTGCTACAGGAACATTTGGATCAACTTGACCGGCTTCATCCAATTCACCTTCTAATTCTGCGAGAATTTCATTTAATTCATCATCCGATATTTGCATTCTTTCATCCATTGCATCATCATCCATTGCATCATCTGATGCGGACATATCCATTGGCATTGTTTCAGATGATTCATCTGAACCATATTCACCGTCAGAAATTTCGTTTTTTAATTTTTCAGCTAACATAGCTTCTAACTTTGGTTGGAATGCTTCTTCCAACGCTGCTTTTGCGTTTGCGAGTGCTGTAGCACGTACAGCTTTAGCGTCAGCAATAGCTTCTTTTAATAGATTTGACATATTTGTTTTTCCTTATTTAGGTGAAGTTATTTAGAATACATGAACTTCAATGAAGATTATTAAATTATATGTTGCGACAAAGGAAATGTCGTATTACTATTAAATAAATATAAATAAAAAAATGAAAGTATTAAAAATTATTGATATTTATACTATTATGCCATATAAAATTGTAGGAAAATGTATCTTTAATACAGATACTGGTAAAAAAATGGGATGTACTAAAGGTAGTGTTAAACGATATTTAGCAGCATTACATGCAAATATACCAGATTCAAAAAAGAATGAAATACGAACAAAATTGAAAGAAATCTTTCGTAAATCATTCGCAAATACCATTAATGAAACATCGGAACTTAATAAAAAGAATGTTAAGTTTAGAGATGAATTAAATAAAAATCAAGGACTTGATTTTAAACCATTTGAAGTTGCAAAGATTGCAGAAATAACTGGACCTGTAAATAATAAAAATGCAGGATCTGGTATGGAATTAAGTTTTGATAAAGAATTCAACGAAAATACAATTAAATTTGTCATTAAAAAATTGACAAATGAAGAAGATGATACCAAGAATTCTTTTAAATACGGCGTATGGTATACACCATATGAAAATGAAGATGATTTTGATAAACCTTCTGCCGAAGTTCGTTATAAATTGTCTGATCCAATTACAAATGATACTGGAGAAGGTGAAATTAAAAATGAATTGTATAGTTTCATAAAAGACGCAATCAAAATAAATAATTAATTATGACACATTTAAAATCATTCATTACAAAAGAAAACGAAGAAAAAGAATACAAGATAAATGATATTGATCACCCAAATGGTTGGGATTGGAAAGAAATAGACATGTTATATGGAATGGGATTTGAACCAGAAGGTGATGCTAGAATGATTTTAAAAGTAAAAAATCAAAGGCACATGGACGATTATACTTTCAAAGTATATAAAACAGATGATGATTATGTTTTATTAATCAATGATTTAAAACATTTGTTTAAAACATTCAACGATATGTTAAACAAAATAGATGAACTTGGTTCAGTAGAAACTTAAAAAATAAACCCCACTGTAAAAAGTGGGGTTTTTCGTTTCTATTTAGAATATTTTAAT